GATTTGCAGCACTAATGCATGCTTATGAAGAGCATAAGATGAAGAAGTTTGAAAGTAAACATCCTGCTCCTACAGAAAGAGAACTCGCAGAGGATTTATTCCCTGATGAGTTAAAGGCAGGTTGGAAAACCATGATGAACATTCATCGCGAACATGTTCGTAATCTGTTATGCAAAATCTATGCTAATACTGAGAAACAAGAGCGAGACTATCGCGTGTTCAAAGTATTGTCTATCACAGTAGACCCTGCAACTGGTAAGGAGCACAAACCAGTAGTAAGTGAGGTAGAACTGGACCGCCCTTTCTTAGGAAATCAGTCAACCTCAAAAAAAGATATTGCGTTACGCCTGAAAGCGTTAGCGCACGACGCAAGAGAAGGAGACTCGAATGTAGTGAGAGTCAAACTTTATAAGAAAACCGGTGAACTTGTTCGAAGTGTAAACTTTGTCAAGAAAGCCGCATAACCAGCGTATCATGGGGCAATGCCGTGACGATACAGTAACAATGGGAGGAGCTGGTCCTCCCTATCAAGGAGATTTGACAGGGAATGGTACACCGGCGCCTCGCTGCATACACGCAAACAGGAACGAGAGGAAGGTATTCTCGGTAAAGGTTGAAACAAAATGTTTAATGGAGGTTCGAGTCCTCCAATATCCCCTAGTATTAACTAAAGAACCTAAGAGTCATGTGGATACGGAATATGGTCGTATGCGTTTACGACATAGAAATATTCCCAAATTGTTTCCACTGTTGTTGTAAGGACTCTGAAACTGGAGAACTATACAAGTTCGAAATTTCTGAGCGAAAGAACCAACTAAAAGAATTGGTTGAATTCTTTCAAAGACAGTACCTATTTTGTGGTTACAACAATCACCATTATGATGATGTTATTATTAACTACATGATAGATTACTATAACGCGCTGACAGATCTGCCTTATTGGAGGGTCTGTCAGTCGCTTTTTAATCTTTCTTCAATAATAGTTGGAGACGAAGAGGGGAGTCGTGAGAAAGTCAAGCGATGGAAGTATGCACATTACTTCAGGTCTATGGACTTACTCACAATGCAGTTCAGTCAAAAGTTACGTGTGGGCTTGAAAACCATGCAAGTAACAATGCATTATAAAAACGTCTATGAATACGAAGGTGACTTCGACAGTCCTATACGCATTGAGGACATAGACCAAATGATATCGTATAATATCAATGATGTAGAGTCTACAGAAGAGTTATTAAACCGCCTGAAAGACCAGATTGAATTGCGTTTGTTCATTGAACAAGAACACGGCATAGATTGTCTGTCTATGGATAGTGTTAAGATGGCAGAGACCTTCCTGCTCGAAAAGTACAGCGAGCGGTCAGGTATTCCGAAAAATGTAATAAAGGAAATGCGCTCTCCAATGGATTATATTCCATTGAAGGATGTTATTCTGCCATTCATAAAATATAAAAATCCAAAGTTACAAGACGTCTTAGAGGACATGAAAAAACAGATAGTGTACTCGAAAGAACGCAAGAGCTATGAGAAGAAGTTTGTTCTCTCAAATGTGGTGTATTCTGTTGGAGTTGGTGGTATACATTCCATTCATACTCCACAAATATTCCTCCCTAAAGATGACGAGCACATAGGACACGCTGATGTTACGTCCATGTATCCGTCCTTCCTGATTAAATATCAGTGGGGTCCTCGACACTTAGGAAAACTTTTTTGCGATATATTCTCGGAAATCTATGATGAACGAGTTGAAGCAAAACGTACCGGTCAAAAAGTTAAGAACCTGTTTTTAAAGATTGTGCTTAACTCTCCTACTGGCAAGATGCAACAGGAGGTAAGTTGGATGTACGATCCATTTAACGTATTTAAAATACGTATTAATGGGCAGCTAGTACTGCTCATGTTGGTGGATCGACTGTTGGAACTTGGTTGTGAGATAATCCAGGTTAATACAGATGGTGTAGTATATAGGGCCAAAAATCAGCTCCGTGAAGGAATTGAGAGAGCCATTCACGAAGTTGAAACTATAACCCAACTTATGTTTGAGGTAGATGAGTACGAAGCGTTTTATCAGTACGCTATAAATGATTACTTTGGTGTCGAAAAAGGGTATTCCGAATCTCACGACCCTAAACTGATAGAAAAGAAAGGAATGTTTATCACAGATACAAAACTTGGTAAAGGACTAGCACCAGTCGTAATACCAAAGGCTGTGATAAATTATTTCTTGACCAAACAACCTGTGGACGAATTTATTGTGAAGGACCCAGACATCCGTGATTTCTTAATGTCTCAAGCAGTAGACAAGAAGTTTAAAGTTGTACATGGTGAAAAACATATACAACGTATCAATAGATTCTACGCAAGCACTGATGGCCCATATCTCTATAAAGTAGATCCAAATGGAGACAGAGATAGGACCAACATGCTAACCAAATCAGGAGTAACAATCCTGAATAAATTTGATGAACGCCCGATAGAAGATCGCAAGATTAACTATCGTTACTATATCAGTGAAGCCAAAAAAGTGATAGCGGACTTTACTGAACAACAGCTATCGTTATTTTAGTAATACACTTAGAACCCCAGAGTCAATAGTATGATTATTGAAGTAAACACTCAGCTCTTGGAAGAAATTCCAGAGCTAAACTCAAATCAATTATTGTTTCTGAGTATTGTATTGGACAAAAATCAGCCAAAATATCAAGATGTCCATAAAGTCATCGAACTTATCAGCGATGAAGAGATACAATACTTAATCGACCAACATTTGATCACCTCGATAGGGAGAGATGATTCAGTTACATACATGCCCACAGATGAGTTGAAGCAACGGGTAGAGCCTAAAAAGGCCTATTTCGACTTATTCTATGATATGTATCCAGTGTATGTTGTTCGAGCAGATGGAAGTAAATCTTATTTGCGTGCAAACGTGAATAAGTGCCGACATTTCTTTAATACAAAGTGTGGTAGAAGTTCTGCTATGGCAGAACATCTAATCAAATGTCTCGACTACGAAATCTCTAAGAGAATGCGTGAGGGAAGTTTGAGCTACATGATGACTATGTGGAATTGGTTAACACGTAGTCAGTGGGAAGCTATAGAAGATGAAATGGCGGATAACAAAAAAGTATCAGTAAATACTTATGGAACAGAGCTTATCTAAGGTACGTCCAATGCGTGTAGTAGCTCAAGAGGCTATTAACTATGTCAAAGGGCGCAAAGAGCACGATGTAGTGTCCTTAAAGACTAGATGGGCTAAGTTCAATAAGCAGTGCATGGGAGGTATAGAACCAAATACCGTTTACACCATAGCTGGTATATCTGGAAGTGGTAAGTCCTCGTTTGTTAATGAGTTGACTACCGACATAATTGATTTGAATCCAACTGAAGAAATAGTCATTCTAAACTTCTCATTAGAGATGGTTGGATTTAGGCAGATTGGAAGAACGTTATCCAATAAACTTAGAATAACGACTTCTGCTCTGTATAGTTCGGAGACGGACCTGGACGACGATACATTTAAAAAGGTCGTTGCAGTATCTAATCAACTAAAGGAGTATCCCATCTATTTTGTAGATGATCCAAGTACTCCAATAGAGGTAGATAAGACTATTAGAGATTTCTATGATACGTATGTAAAGGGTTCTAAGAAACACTTTATTATCGTATACGATCATACGTTGCTGACGAAACATATTGGCACTGCTATTGAAACAGCTGCTGAGCTTGAGCGTGTATTTATACAAGCTAAGAAGCTTCCGATGACGTCAGTGATACAGATTGCACAAATGAATAGAAATATCGAATCTTCAGAAAGGATAAATAACCCGTCGAGTCATTACCCGATGAGAAGTGATTTATCGTCATCTGATGCGATGTTTCAGGCGAGCGATTATGTGCTCGTCATGCATAGACCAGAGATATTGAACATCCAAGAGTACGGTCCAAACCGTTTACCTACACAGAATAAGGTCTATATGCACATGTTGAAAAACAGAGATGCAGGTAAACCTTGTATACTCGAATTCGAAAACGATTTGATGTACAATAATCTGATTGAAAGTTAATGCTCAGATGACAAGTATTAACTATAAAAATTTGGCTGATTATGATTACAACATACACATTTGGTAAGAACAATAAGAGTTTTAACACCTTTCACACTAGTAGCAAACCCAATTATTCTAAGATTATTGATGATATCATTCTTACTGATATAATCAAGAAGAATAGTTATCTGTTTGGTAACACAACGCTCGACGCAGATGACATTCTGCTGACTGCTAAGCCCACCAAGGAGAGTAAGCTGAGTAATGCTATTAAGTTCCTGTCAAATTATAAGAAGTATAAGACTTCGTTCAAGTGCCCCTTTGCGCTGAACAAGACATACACGCTTACTGACGGTACTCCCATTGTGTTCTACGACGACGAGATTCAGATTGGTTTCGATATCTACAAGTATTCTGATTTCTCAGATACTTTCTTCCTGAGCAATCTGACACCGAAGAAGAAGCAGATTATTATCGATATTTATACCACTGGTGGTATTGATATTAATATTAATCTTTAATCATTAGAACTATAAGTCAATATGATAACATTACCTACAACACCAATTCCAGCTGTAAATACTAATCCAAAGTTTTTAGTTCTTTTTGGAAAAGAAAAAACTGGAAAGACTTCGGCATTAGCCCAACTGGAAAATAATTTGATAATAGACCTAGAAGGCGGTTCTACTTTTATAGATGCAATGGCTATACAGGCTAGAACTATTAACGATTTAGGTGAAATTGCACAAGCCATACGAGCTAAAAATGCAGAAGTAGGGCATAATTTTTATAAACACATAACCATAGATAACGCAACAGACCTTGAAGAAATTTGCCTAAGTTATGCGGCTACGTTATATAGACAGCAGCCAATGGGTAAAAATTGGAAAGGTACAGACGTAAGAACATTGCCGCAAGGAGCTGGCTGGGGTTATTTAAGACAAGCGGTATTAAAAGTGATCGACATGTTTAAAGAACTGTGTGATGAATTTATATTGCTAGGTCACGCTAAAGATAAAACTGTAGAAATCGACGGTGTAGAAAAATCTGAAAGATCATTAGATCTTGTAGGAAAACTGTCTGATATGGTTTGCAGAAAGTGTGACGGTCTTGGATATATGTACAGAAAAGGAAATGAAGTACACATCTCCTTCCTTGGAGGAGATGACGTATCTAAAGGCTGCAGACCAGAACATTTGCGAAATCAAGATATTATCATTTCAACAATGGAAGATAATAAATTGGTAACCTATTGGGATCGTGTTTACAAACCAGAAGTATAACTCAGAGTTTAAGAATTATGTATAGTACAAAAACAGCAACAACTAGTAACGAGGAGTTTACCTCCTCATATATGCCTGTAGGCATCAACGAGAATATTACCTTGAAAGAGGTAAACGTTAATAAGACACCTCAAGGTCGTGACTTCTTAGAGATTATCTTTGAGAATGAGCAGGGCCAAACAGTATCTATGACTGAGTGGAAGAATGAGAAGAATCAGTGGATTGTTACCGACGAAGATTTACAGCGTCGCGATAATCAGCAGTTCGGTCGTATTCTGCAGGTTATTGATGCAGTCAAAGGTGGTCATAACGATTTTGAAGGTTCTTCATTTATCGAGATGATTACTTGGACTAAGATGTGTCTTAATGATGGTGAGAATAGTCCTGTACGTCTTAAGGTAACTTATGATAAGAAGGGTTATACTCAGGTGTCTAAGAACGGTATTTTTGTTGAATCTATGGGAGTTACAGAGTCTCAGATTAAGCTTTGGAAGACTGATCTTCTAGAGCGTCCTATTGTGGCAGACAAAGAGCCTGCTGCAGATCCGCTTAGCATAGCAGCTACTCCGGTGACTGAGACTATCGATACAGTACAACAGTCTGTATCAACAGGTGCTGACGACCTGCCTTTTTAAGGAAGCAGTCAAAAGATTTATCAAATAGTATATATGATGTTCTGAATATGCTTCACAGTAAGCATCCAGAGTTATACGACCGTTTGATAGATAAGTTGACTGCATAATGGTCAGTGGTGGAGGACTGGAGACCTAACGGTAGCCAGCCCCTAACGAAGAGGTCAAATCGTATCGCTCCTCTTAAAAAATAAACATGGCGATATGTGGGTTGGAAGTTTTATTCAAACTGTGTAAAAAACAAAGGATATACAAAAGAGTTTAAAACAGCCTGAAGTGTGATCCTGGAG